AAGTGAGCGGATAAGTCCCACCTATCGTACTAATTGAGGAGGAGTACCCACTAGCTGCATTCAGGGCCGATCCAAAAGCGTTTCCAGAAATCTCCACCAAAAGATTCTGCATCGACGCAAGGCATGCGGCGCAGGGGAATTGATTGCATCCACACCCTCCGCAAACACTGCCAGTACCGGTGCCAGTCTGGCGGAGATATTCGCCATTCAGTTTCCTGAGCGCCTTCCCCGTACTCAAACTTTTAATGCGATCGCCGTTTGCCATTTAGGTGGTGCAGAAGAAATCGGCATCGGTCTGGCAGGCATAGATGGGTGTGTTGGCTGGCGAATCGCTCGGCCCGGTCGTACCAACTTTGATTGCGACCCAGCAAATCTGATTGGCTGGAATGGGGTATTGCCCGGCAGTTAAAAACCGATCCGGCTGGTTGATGATGAGACACGCGCCACCGGTGTAGAACCCACCGCCCGATGGTCGGCTTGTCGGCAATGCGCCTGCGGGGATCGTCCCGTTGGCTACCTTAGTGGCGCTGCCGAGGATGATCAGGCCGTTGTACCAGCCCTGGACGGAATAGTGGGAGCCGAACTGGACGGGTCCGACTATGTTATTGGGCTGAACCCTCGCCCTGAATCTTGTACCCGCTGGTGTGCTGGCTATCGAAACACCAGCGCCAGCCGTAACACGCGCCGCTTGGCCTAGCAGCGCATTCTTGTAGTTGTAGACGGGTACGGAGTCGATGACCCCTGCGGCACCCTCCTGCGCATCGGGAAGTGATACAGCTTTAGATCCCATGGGTTAGAAGCTCGCAGACGGCCCACATAACGCCGGGATGTTTCCGCCCGTGTCTAACTTGAACGGAGGATTACCAGCGCGATCTGAAATTGGTGTGAAGGTATCAGTACCACCCAAAGCGTTAGGAAAAAAAACATTGTTCCAACCAAAAGGATTATTGACCAGCACAACCGTTTGATCCCACATTTCAGCGCCAGTCTGGCCCATTCTGCGATTGGTTTTTACGCCCATCAGACGGAGATTGCCTACGCTGGTTCCAAACAAGCCTGAGTTATCAATCGGTGTAGCACAGGCCGCTTCTATGGTGGAAGTGGGGATGGAGGCCAGGTTGAATTTTGTCCATGTAAAGCTGGTAAACGTTGCCTCTTGCGCAGGTACTTGGCTGGAATCGACCGGAGTTGAAGATGATCCATTAAAAAAGTAACTGTTGATATTTGTCGGCAATTCCAAATCCTGAATCGCAAAGTCGATCGACAAAACGCCCTGATCTATTTCTAGATATGGTGGTGATGCGAATGTTATTCGCATCCGTGCCAACCCGTAACCCACCATCCCATTAGGACCGATGGTTGTGCCGGTCGGTAGCGTTGCCAGCCCCTCCGTTTCAAGACTATCAAACCCTAGAAAACCTGGTGCGTCGGGGTAGCTGATTGCCGGAACGTAGAATGGCTGGAACGCAACGTTGATCCCCGCATACGCTCCAACCGCATTGATGAACGGCACACGATCCAGCCAAGACATCAGCACTTGCCGGAAAGCGGTAGATTTTCCGAAACGGTTTATTTTCGTCTCACCGCAAGCCTCGTCCCATACTTGAATTCCCAAGTAAGTGACGGAAAAAGGTTGCATAAACGCCGGAAGGCTCACGACTTTTTCTCCTGTTGTTTCTGCCCCGCCACAAGATTTTCCCCATGCTGGATTGCTATTTGCCGTTTGACGTGCTGGTTAAATTCATGCAGCGTCATCTTGGGCTTCTTGAAATCGGGATGGTTTATCCGCGCCGCATGAAAATCTTTGGCCTCATCTTCGGACCATTGATCTTTCGGGTAGGTATGCCAGACGGCGGTATGGTGGCCGTGACAGTAAATCAGGTTGTAGATTGCCCGGCGTCGGCCCTTGTAATCTTCCAGGCTATGGAAACGAAACAAAGAACGTAGTTGGCGGTTCTCAACCTTGTCCAGTTCATCAGCCTTGGCAATCATCTCTTTAGCCTTTTCGGCATAGCGTGGTAGCTTAGCGTCACCCCTCAATGTGTTCGCGTGTCCGTTAGGATGGTGAGTGTGGGCGCGACCGGGAAAAATCCACTCTACTTCTGGTACTGTAATATTCGGTAATTCCGGATCAACAAGGTTGGGATTTTCGGCACGAGCCTTGGCTAGAGAATCAGCCGCGGCTAGAAGATATTTAGCCTCCTGCTCCTGTGCTGCTTTCTTTTCGTCGTCTGTCATAATCAGTTGGGTTGCATGATGAGGATATGGGGCGCGGACTTCTCTAAAATTCTGGCGGCGTTGTTGAGCGATTGTGCGGTTGACGCCGCAATGGATGGATGCCCAGCGGCATCGCCCGGCGCATATGCCGGGCCGCTGCCCAATCGTTCTCCGTGCGGACCAAACTGCATTGACGGTGGGCTGATGTGCGCATGATCCAATAGTCCAGCATCAAATTCGTGCGCGTGCTTTATCCGGTCCTGTACGCCCTTTTCCTGTGCGTCATGCACCCTTCCCATCGCCGCGTCGTGCTGTCGCTTTGATTCTGTCTCCCACGAATCGCGATGGGCCGATGCGTAGCCTAGTCCGTGATCGTGGATGCTCTGCTCCTGTCCGGCGGTTAGACCATGCAGATATTTGTGGGTGGCTTCATTCTGCGCGTGCATGTTCAAAAAGGCGTCGGGGTGAGGTCCGGAAATTCCTGGGTGATGCGCCGCGTTCGTTTCGCGGATGTGCTTCTGTGTCTCCCACTCCTGATACGCTTTCGTGCCGGGCTTGTGCGGGTTGGTTTCCGCTGTGGCGGCGTGTGCTGGGTGTGACATCATCGCGGAGTGCTGCATACCCAGCCATGCCTGCATGGGGGATTCAAGGCGGATGCCAGCATGTAGATGTTGTTCCTCTGCCGCGCCCTCGCCACGAATCGCCGCCGCTCTGGATTTACCGGATGGCGTTCCATCATCCGCATCCTCTGCCGCCTTGTTGGTTTGATACTCAATCCGTTGTCGCTCGGCCGCCAAAATATTGCCGCTGTTTTCCAGAGTTAATTCACTCGTGCGCTCGTTAATATACTTGGTGCTTTGGTTGATGCTGTTATTGAAGGCTGTTATATCCGCAGGCCATGTTCTGTCGAGTGCGCCCAGACGGCTCTCGGCTGAATTCAATTGATCGCGCGTTGCCCCCGAATTGGGCATCTTCATTCGCTCAATATCATTCACCAATTTTTCGCGTTCCTCATTGTGCTTTATCTCAAATTCTGCACGATTGGCTGATCCGCCACGTCCGACGCTGCGAAGCAGATCGATATCAGACCTCATATTTGTATCAACGTCGCTCTGGATGTCTTCTTTGGTGGAAAGAAAACTTATTCCCTGTTGACGAGCGGTCTGCGCGGAGAGCATTTCTTGGCCGATGGTTGATGCAAAGGTATCTCCAGAACGTGCATGAATAGCGTTCATTTCCTCCTGCCGGGCGTTGATATTAATCTGTAATTCTAGGTGCTTGGCCAAAGCCTCATTGCCCTCGAAATGGGCCTTTGTAAGTTCGTTTTCGAGTTGAATGCGCCTTTCCTTTTGCTGGTCAACATTCATCTCCGCATTCGATCCAGCGGCTTCCGCTTCTCCAATCTTTTCCTTCCGAACCCCCTGATCCAGTTCATAGAATTTAAGCCCCGATATCAATCCGCCGTGTTGAATTGATTCCTTGAGATATCCCATGAACCCTTCATTCTCATCAATCTCGGCCTGATTGGTCTTGATGATTTGCGCAGACTTTGAAGCCCGTTGGGATTCCGTTCTCTCCGGCATGTTTTCTGCTTTGAATTCAGATTCCTGCATGTCAGCGTCTTTTACATAAAACTCCTCTGCTGATCTTGCCGCCCGCAACAGCATGAATGCCGACAGCATCCGATTCATGCTCCCAAGCCCCATGATGCCACTACCACCCTCATCCTGATTCATGTCAAATCCGGGAGGGAGGCGCGAACCAGCGCCACCGCCCCCAATGGAATCCAAACCAACCGATCCGAATGGGCTGTAAGCCATCTCAGGAACTCCACCACCTAACGCCATCCCTTCCGACACCCCAGCCCCAACAGCGGCAGCCACCGTCTGCTGTATCGCTGGCGCAGCCTCAGACACCCCAGCCGTAACGGCGGCGCTGATCGGAATGGACATGCCTTCAAACGCCGCCACCAGCTTTGATTGCAAAGCCTCGATATCGGCGTCAAAATTCTGGCTATTTCCGATCCTGAATTCTGCGAGGATGCTTACTGCCGATGGCGCAGCCGACATTATTTATCTCCGTTAATAAAGTTTATAAGGATTTGTTCTAGCTGATGTGTCAGGACAAAAACGCCTTCCGCTTCAAGTTGCGAAATAACGTCTTGGGTGGGTAGAGACAGGAGTTGATAGGGGAGAATGTTCAATCGCTTTGCTATTTTCATGAGCGCCGTGTTGCGATGCTCATTCAAGAAATCAAACACGTCTGGTTCAGGATCGCCGCCCAGGGCGTGACGAATCTGAGCCAGTGACATTGAGTTTACTTGATCGTAGGAGTAGCCGCGTCCGACTGGGGCTGGCTCGCAGAGTCGATAGGCGATTGTCCAGCTTGTGGGTTGTTCTGTACCGGCGCGGCTACGGGTTTTGGGAAGTTGTAGCCCGCCATAGACAGAATAGCACTACGGTTGCTCCACCCCATCTTACTGCAAATTTCCGTCGCCTGACCGAACGTCATCTTCGGTTCAGTCTTGCGAAAGCTGAGCCACGCGAGAAAGAACAAGCCGGCGCTGGACTTCGCCCATGAATCAAAATTAGGATAGCCGATGGTGAAGGTGTTTTTCACGTTATCAGCAGCGCGAACGCGGTATACTTCCGCCACTTCCGGAGAGAACAAAGACACCGCCTCTTCCATCCTCTGTATGTACTGATTGGCTGATTGCCGTTCAGCCAATGCCAGGTCTGGCAACGTCAGTGGTGAAAGCGTGTGGCCCGGAAAGGAATCAATATCCGTGCCAGCTAAATCTTGTAATTCTGCCAAGCGATCCTCCAATTAGTACGGGGTAGTTATGACGCCGTAACATTGCACAATCATCGAATACCTCTGGATTGCCGTTCCCGCTACGTTGACACCATCGGTAATATCCAGCACGGTCCCAAGGGTTGCCGTCCAGCCGGGGTTTGTATTGCTGCTCGGAGTAGTGATCGTTCCCAGCGCCCCGCGTCCACCAGCCTGCAACTGGTAGAAGTTCAGGTTTGTCAGCACCGTTTGAACGCCGATGGTAGGCCCACCAGAAAATGTTGGGTTGGAAAAATCCGTGTTAAACACCATCGTAGCCATGAAGCCAAGATAGGTTGTCAGCGGGATAGGATAGATGCCGCTTTTTGAACTGGTTGAATCGACCTTCTGCGTTGTCTGGCGGATCGTCCAACTGATCGTATCAAGCTCGTTTGTGCCGACCGCGAAGGTGGCAAGAAAACCTGTTTTTGGGTTTGAAGCCATGTTGTTATGCCTCGGTTAGATTACTGATGGATGAGGGACAGCTTGGCGCGAATCGACGCAATCGAATTAGCGGCCTGCTCTCCGCGTTTGCGCGCGTCTTCGCTGGCGGTGTCGGCTTTAGCCTTATCGGCGATTGCCTTCATCTCCGCATGGATTGCATCGACAAGTTCTTTTTCGAGAGCGGGGATTTCTTCTTCGGTGGGTGGAATCTGTGTAGCCATTTCAGGTCTCCAAAAAAGTATTAGGTGGTTCGGCCAAGGGCGATCAATGTTCCGGATACAGATGTTCCAGAAGCAACCGTGATTGTTATGGTGTCGTTTGTTGCACCCACGAGCGGACCATAGCCGGGGTTGGGGTTGTACCAATAGACGCAACCGCCGTTCGCCTGCGCCGTTCCCTGGTCACTGCCCATCGCCGGATGAGTGCCAGCGCCTACAGTAAAAATCTGTGCGGTAGTCGCGGAATTATTGATGAATAAAAGGGCGCACAAATGCACCATCGCAACAGCATTTCCATATTGATCGTTTCCGCTCAAAAGGTTGAACGTAAAAGGAGTTCCGCTGGTGACGGAAATATTGGCGGAATATCCGCAATTCACCTGACCTGCTGACGAGCCAACCGTCAAGCTATCGGCCTGCTGAACCGTCGGTGCTGCGGAGGCCGGTATTCCCGTGGCGAATATGAATGAAGCGAAAGTAGCGCCGACTGTAGGGTTTACGACATTGGGGGCTGAAAGGGTTGTTGCCATTTTTACTCCGTGTTATAGGTTGCTGGCGATCGCGTCGATTTGGGCCTGCAAACCTTTTTCAAGATCGAACTTCATATCATCGAGAGTCGTTGGCGGCATGGACGGATCATCGGGTTGAACCAATATCGGTCGGGCCGGCATCTTGCGTGTTCCGTACTGATGGAAATGTGCCTTGGGATCGTCCGTGCCGACAACGATCCCATCCGGCAAAGGTAGCTTGACGTTGTTCAGTTGACCGGGATACAGACTGAGATTCAAATCCCCGGTGTAGAATAGAAGCGTGGCGTAACCCAGCTTCTTCATCTTACGTGCGGCATACTTCGGTGAGAGGGGCGGCCAGTCTCCACCGCCATGCTTAAACGTATCAAATCGGCTTTGGACTCCCCGCATGTAGGAATCACCGGCCTCACTGAACGCCGTACCCATGATTCCGCCGCTGACATCTTGAAGGCTGTATTTCAGGCTATCGAAAAACTGACGAGTACCAGATAGGTCAACATCGACCGTCAATGTGAGGCCGATATTCGATTGGATGGTGGACATTACGGGATCGACATGAAAACCGAATTGGGAAGTTGGAAATAAACCGTAATCGGCCAGACCGCATACCAGACCTTGACACCCATAGACTCGCCATCCTCATTCATCGGATCGGCATCTCTTTCAAGTGCGGCGCCTAAGGTGAACATGCGAACAAGCCCATCGAGTCCCAAGGTAGGGTTAACTTGCCTGGATTTCTCTAACGCAACCAATGTCAGAAACTTCAACTGATTGAGCGGCGCTAAATCCTGCAAAAGCGTAGATGTGCCAAGCTGGATAAGGAACGTCTGTATAAAACCGACGTTCTTACCGCTGGTTCCAGAATCATCCTGTGCGAAGTTGCGCTGCGCTATCCGAACTTCCGGGGTGTCCGCAGGTTCTACCGCCGCTTCCTTGATGTAATTGGGTTGGGCGCTGATTCCATTGATGGTGTTACCCATCTGTGACATCGACGCTGGTTGACCCGCTATCGCCGATACACGGTTGCCGATTGGAACGAACGCCGACCATGTTTGGTTTGACGTTAAAGCACTCCAGATAGCCCCATGGATCTGCGTGAATGGGTCTTGGTTGATGGTGTAGGGCATTACTTGACCTTGGATGGGTCAATCGCGCCTTTTTCACGCACAATGGGTTCCATTGACGCCGATTTGGCCTCCTCGGAAGTCTGGCCAGCCGCAACGCGAGCCGCGACAAGATCGACCTGTCCGACAGACGATTCGATCTTGCGGGCGTCGATGATGCTTTGGGTGGACTCCGCAATACCAGCGTTCTTCATCGTGGGAGCAGTCGTGTTCTCTGGCCCAACAGGCGTCGGCTTGGGTTGCAATTCAGGAGCTTCCACAATGATCCCCAGCGCCTTGCGACTGTTAATTAGATCGTTATGGAAGGTTTCGGGGTCTATTGATCCCGAATCAACCGCTGCTTTGGGGATAAGAACGACTTTTCGGAACTCCGATTCGGTAAACACCGCCGGATTCTCCTTGGTTCCGAACCATGGCCCAAAATGCTGATGCGTTTTGAAAATACGCTCATTTTTCAGGGCTGTCGGTGAAACAAAATGCGTGTTTATGGGTTTAGCTTGCGCTATGGTCGGCGCAGGCGCGTCAATCTCTGGTTTGTCCTGTACCCCGGTATGTCTTTCAGTTTGCGTTGCCATATAGTTTATCCTTGTGGGTGAAAGTTAGATGCCCGTAACAGACACGATAGCGCTTGGGAATTCCAGAATCGGACCACCGTTGAATCCACGGTGAACCTGAATCTTGCCCGGAACTTCCTTGGGGGCATTGAGGCCACTGGCTGAATCTTTCACGAAAGAGTACGGACCTGATCCACGACCGGGGTTTGCGAGATTGATCGTGTTCATGAAATGGCCGACTGGAGAACCGTCGCTGCGGACGCCGACAAGGACACCCTTGCCGGTTGGGATGAACTGTGTGTACTGTGACAGCGAAGTCTCAACACCAGATACAGCCTGATTCTGGAAGCCAAGATCGTAAATCAAAATCTGCGGAAGATTCTGGCTGGCGAAGTAGCTATTGGCCGCTTCAATGTTGTTGATCGTGTTGCCCCACATCATGCGCCGACCGCCGAAGTCATTGGGGTTGGAGTTGTTGAGCAAGAAATTGGCCTCTTGCTGATTGATGTAAAACTTAGCCTTGGCTCCGAAGTCAACCGAGTGACCGATCCACTTCTGTTGCATGGACTGGAGATTCGCAATCGGCGTAGCCGTAGTCGTCGCTGACCATGGAATCACCGGCGAATACGTCTGCACCGGATAAGTATCGGTGTAGATCATTACGCCATTCGGACCCGGACCCGGAACAGAATATGTTCCGTTCAGAAGCAGTTGCCACACCGAGAATTCCTTACGCTCGCTCTGGCGCTGGATGATCTGGTTGTTGGCTTTGAAGATAAGCTCATCAATCGGGATGGGCTTGGTGATATCACTGATGGCCGCCCGCTCGGTAAGCTCCTGCTCCTCAATTTCCTGAAACTCACCATACACGCCCGGTTCCTGCTCGAACACGTTCGTGCCGAGCCGATTGACCTTGGTAGGCCGACCATTCAGGCCACGGAAAGCCATCAGGCCGTAGTTGTTATCGTCTTGCGACCAGCGAATTTTGAAGGTGGGCGCGTCCTTATTGGGGAGGATTTTCAGGCCCGCGCGGCTTGCTTCGTCGCGCGGCATCAAATCCTGTTGAATCTCGAAGAACTGTAGCGCTTCGGGATATACAAAGTTGAATATAGCCATTTGTTAATTCCTAGGAATCGCGCAACAGAATTCGCGGGGTTAAACAGATGTGAATAGCACTTTAGCCGTGGGCGGGGTTGCGTCTGTTTTCGCAACCCACACGGGAGCTACCCGGCCCACGCCGTATCGGTTAATTACTCACGGAATGATCCAGAAACCCGTTGCCTGATCCTGATAAGCACCAGGACGGCCATTGGCTTGAATGTCCGCAATGTTTCGGCCAAGCGCGGGAGTCGTGATCGCTTTCGCAATCGTGGTGCTGGCGCTGGTGGTGATCATCGCCACATTCATCGCGCTACCAGCATTCGCACTGGTCAGGACAACGGTTGTTGCCGTGCTGGTAGCCACAGCGTAGGCCGATGCGCCAGTGCTGGGATAGGTTCCCGTGTTATTGGCATTCCACGCGGCCGCGAGTCCCGCCGTGACCGCCGCTACCGTCTGTGTAGCGCCTACTGTAAACGTCACCGCAGCCGTTGAGAGGCCGGGATAGGTGATCGTCATGGTAAACACATCGCCAGTTGACGGGGCCGTCGTGAGCGTCCATGTATCCACCTCGGCAGTCTGAGCGGAAACTGCTGGGGTGGTAATAACCAGCGTCAAAGTACCCACGCCCTCGCAATAAGCGGTTAGGTTCATCGGAACGCCCGATGTCTTAGCCGTCAGAATAAGTGTTGCGGTTCCAGTCGCCGTAGCGAGAGCGTTCGCAATCGGGTTATCCGCCCAAGCTGTTTTCAAGCCGGTGACGATGTTGGTGGGAGTAACCGAACCGGATACCGCGACGAAATTAACTTCCGTGTCGGGTCCAACTCCGGTACTGGGAACCGCAATGACAAAATTGTCAGCCGCGGTGATTGTCCCCGCTGGAGTCAACGTATCCACTTCCGCTGTCAATGTTCCGGTCGGCGACGCGGTGAAAACATCATTCGGGATAAAGATTCCACCCGTCCAGAACGAACCGTACAGGCTTTGCGGAACCCATACATTCCACTGCGCGGTAGTAGTACCCGCAACGTAGAAGACGTTTCCACTGGCATCGGTGCCCAACGACTGAGCGTTAAAGCCAGCCCAGGTGTTAGTGCCATCGGTAGCCAGCGGGTTAAAAGCATACATCTTCCCATCGCTGGTTTTACGGCCAAGAGACTGACCCTTCGCCAGTGTGAGATTCGCACCGAAGGGGGATGGAGTCAGACGCCCATACATGCTCGGTTGAGCGGGCTGTAGGATCAGCGCCGGGTCCATACGTGCAACATTTGTAGCCATTGTTAAATACTCCTGTGGTTGATTGTGTGAATGAATTAGGCCGTCTTACGCATGTATCCGGCCTTCTTGGCGAGCTCGTCGATCCTTGCATCGGTAAGCCTGTTGGCCGTCGCGTCGAATGCCACGGGGAAAGTCGCGTCACGCCCGGTCGGCATTTCAAGCCCAATCGGCATCGTCGCGTTAGCCAGAATGCGAGCCACGTTGAATTCCAACGGATGACCGTTTTCGGCGGAAGCTGACAGAGCGATGCGATTGGGCTTCTCGCCGGTACGGAACAAGTCTTTCAGTGCCTTGACCGTGCCGGCTGGTACGCCTTTCTTCGCCGCCAAGTCCCACAATGCCGCTGAGTTGAACTCATGCGCCGCGAGGTTGGATGGCGTGAGACTTGTCGGATCATCGGCAGACAAAGCGATGATGCGCTTGTCTTGATCCTTGATCTTTTGGGCAAGCTCAATTGCCTTCTGTGCAACGGCGTCGTCGAGCTTGTCGTCTGGAATATCGGCACTGAGTCCGAATACGGTACGGGCCTGCGCGGCAATTGCCGGAGTCATGTTTGATCCTTTCCGGTCTGTTGCCGGAGTTGAAGCGGATGGCATTGTGTAAACTGGAATCTCCATCGTCGCGCCATCCGCTGATGCGGCGATCTTGGCCATGCCTCCCAAATCGGATAATGCCGGGTTGGGCCGCAAGGCGAGATGGTGAATGCTCTCACCAAAATATTGTTTTCCCTTCTCATCAATCGCGTTACTGACAACTCCTACCGAACGCCCATTCTTCGCGGCGATCTTTAAGGCTTCTAATCCATGTAGGGCGACCACGGCGTAGACCTTCTGGCCGTCGTGTTCCACGCTCTTGATGAATCCGTAGTTGTGTTTGGCTGGAATGGGGTTCTTAAAGTCGTATTTGAAATCGTGAATTCCCGGAATGAAAGGTTGAACGCCAGCCGCATTCAGCGCCGTGGTATTTTGCACCCACTCATCGGCGCGCTTGGGAGTGATGACCAGATCATTGCCAGTCCCACGATGCTTCCAATTACCCACCTTGGCGATCGCCATCTTGCGGTAGTAAATCGGTTCGCCAGCATCGTTCTTCGTCGGCAGGTTGCCCGGCGCTACTTCTGAGATATCAGCATCATCCAATTGCAGAATAAACGCTGGTGTACATGCACTCATGCCGGTGGTGGTGCCAACCGAGCAATCAGTGCTGTATCCCATCCCTTTCGCGTAGGAATCATGCTGAGCTAGATGCCCGAGGTGCGGTTGTGTTCCGCTGGGGGTTAATGGTTGGCCGCCGACCTGCTCCAACTTTGGTTCGACGTTATCTCCACCAGGCTGCTTCTCATGCGCCTTGACGTGGAATTTCATTTCACCGTTGGGACCGCCGATGTGTTTAATCATCGAACCGACCGGAACTTTTTTGGCGTCTTCTTTTGACATCGAACCGCTGGGCTTATGAACTGAAACTTCATCGTTGCCCATCTTGAGTTTTGAGAATCCAGCCCCCGCATCGGCGGCTACTGTTGGCTCTGGCATATTTGCTCCTGTGTTAGTGGCGTCTGCCGCCGTTTTGCCTTCTACGTCTATGTTCGGGAATTTACGCTTGACTGCCGCGCGGACTTTTGCTTTTTCTTCTTCGCTTCCAAATTGAGATATTCTGGCGAGGGCATTTCTGGCGTGGGATTCATCTGGAATTGGGTAGCGACGATTTGGAAGCGCAAAGCTTTCGTCACTAAGATCGTCCCGCGCTTCCGAATCCAGTTTTGGCATAATTTGTTCCTTGCAAATCCGTGACGAGATTTGGGGTTGTCAAGTAAAATCGACCCCAAATAAAGTTTTTTTTTAAATCAACCAGCATCAACCAACGTCAAATTCCATCTACCGCTATATGGCTCGGTAAAACAGGGTGATTGTCCGGGGTTGTCCGGGGTTGTCCTGATGTGTCCTAGGTCACACCAACGACTTATGATTAAGCACTGATGGGCTTGTGCCTTGCGGTGGAATTTTGGGCGAAACCGAAACCAACCGCATCGCCTCCACAAACTCCCCCTGCGTCGTCTCCCCCGCAATCCACGACTGCCACTGCTCCGCTACATCTGGCCGATTTCCATGACGGCGCGGGTTCAGCCCGGCTTGCTCCATCGCGCTCATGATGATGGTTGCGGATTGCTCCTCGATTGGGAGGGAGGGAAAGCGGCTAGGTTGGCTTGTCTTTAGGAGCAATGCGGAATATCAGATGACAACGACACATAGGGCCACAGGATCGCAGGCCAACATCCGGGAGGCTTCCAATAGCTGTCCATCCCGCCGCGGTGCATTGTGGACAACTCAGCGTGAACGACCCAGCCCGGCAATGGGCCGCCCCATCGTCTAATACGTTCAATTCCTGTAGGTTTAACCCCTTTGCGGCAGCCATGCGTTGATGCGAATCACGCCTGATGGTTTCAAAAACCCCATATCCTGGCTCGGCATACATCCCAGCCCTATGCACAATCTCAGCTTCACTCCCAGCCGTACCAGCCTCAATTTTCGAGGCGAAGTCTTTTAGGCGTACCTCAGCGTCTAAAACTCCAGCCCCCGGCGTCTTGGGTGTGGTAGGGTGGCCCGCTACAACGTCCAGATCAGATTGATTGATATGCGATCCTCCACCGGCGCCCAGCATGGACAATAGGAGATATTCATCCTCTGCTTTTCGCTGTTGCTCAGCCTTCCACTCGGCCACTGATTCGGGGTTGATGCCGTCGTTAAGCATCTTGACGGCACTATCCCGCATTTCGCCTGATACACCGCCGATAAAATGGATTGCGAGGCTGCGTAGTTCATCATCGGATAGCTTGTGGTTGGTGTCGCTGATATAGAATTGTGAGCTTGGATCAAACGTCCACCCGTCGCCCGTCAGTAAGCCCTTGTACTGGCTTCCAACATGAGCAGCCCACAACAATAATAGCGCATCGTCATCATCTCGCTTGCGCTGTTGTTCAAGAATGGCTGATTCATCTGGCAATCTGTATACCGCCAATGGCCTTCTGTATTTGCGCTGCTCGCATCGCCATTTGTTGCTGCGCAATCTGGTTCTGCTGGATGGCCATAGACTGCTGCTGCAAAACCTTGACGTGCAAATTAATGGCTTCTTGTGCCGCCGCGAACGCTTCATCGAACGTCTTGCAGTTGTTGATTGGAAACTCGATGTTCATGGCCTGAACACCTTGCGGGGTTTCCATGTTCAGAACGCCAGTACCGTGGAAGTCTTTCAACTCACCGGTTTCAATGTCACGCCACGCCCCGATAAGGTGCCCGTTGCGACGGCGCTTGACTAACTCTTCTTCACGGATAAGCGCCACGAGTTTTTCGGTTGTTTGATCCATGAATTTATCCTACCCATCAATGCCGCCCATTACCATTCACCCGCCGCGATAATCTTGCCATAACCGCAGTCTTATCTATCCCCATCTGCTCAAACCGATCCGCGCTGGCCGATACCTTCTGATTGGCTTGCTGCGTCTGTTGCTCCTGCTGTTGCTGGGCCTTGATCTCAGCTTCCTCAACCTGTTGTTCCTCTGGCGTGTTCTGCGGTATCTCAACCCGTTCAAGCAGCTTAGGTTTGTTGATGTACGTTTGCGTCAGTGGCCCCGTGTTCCGATCCACAATTAGCGCATCAGCGACACCCTGTAAAAACTCCTGTTGCTGGTCGGCTAGAGGTGCCGCCACACATTTTATCGTCGGCGCATCCTTGCTGTAGTTCGTCAGCCGCCACGTCGCAGTTACCTGATCGTCCCATTGCTGGCATAGTCTCGCATGAGTTGCTTCACAATCTCTCACGCCGATGGCCTGGCCTTGCGTTCCGCTCTCCGCTTTCGTGCCGAACTTGCCTTCCGTGCTTTCTCGTTCAGGATGCAGCCATGATCGGATCATGTTCTTATAACAGTGATCCAGGCGGGAGAGCATGGACAGGATGAACGGACCCATGTCACCCCAATTAAACTCTTTAACGTCCACCATATTGATCTTGGCAAGCTCTGGATTTCGCTCAATCGCTTCCAATGAACAAGCGAACCTTGGAACAGTGAAGACATTGCAGGATGCCGCAATATTAGCCATGTGGTTAGCGATCATCGGTGCCGTCATTGGCTGTCCGTTCGGACCCTCCAGTGTCATCCCCTTGGGAATCGACATCATCATGTGGATTCCGCTTGCCTTGATCGCTGCTTTATCGCCGCTGATGTCAGTCTGTAACGCCCGCCACCAATCGTTCTTCGCGGCTTCGTTACGCCCATAGCCCAGAACGGGATGTATATGCGGTTGTTCAACAGCCAGAAATCCATACCGCTTGTCACGATACTCAGTCCCAATCTGATAACCCGCGAACTGGCGCTGCCTGTCACAATGCAACGTTGCCTCGGTTGGAAGCACTGAGTTGAGGCCGATGGGCACCGTTTGATCGTCAACTGTCCCCCATACCACTTCTTGAAGCCACTGGCCGAAGTTCATCGACTCTGTGGCCGGGCGGATCGCACGATTGAGCCATGCCAACAGATGCTTATTGGCATCATCCGCCATCTGCTTGGCCAGTTTGGGCTGGCCCTTGTCATCGTCAATCTCATATTTTCGTGTTGATGCCAAGAACGGCAATGTTGAAGCCGCATGAGCCAGCACGATCGCCGGATGTTTTCGCATCCACCAGAATAGCCATGGGCTGGACGGGGGCGACGGATCGTACGACAATCCAAATGCACTGGTGAATCCAAACCCATACCCAGCCATCAAATCCATCGTGTACGGTGTGGATACCGATAACGACCTGTCTAATGGCGCCGCAATCTTGGCTAGCTTCGGCTGTACAGGTGGCTGATCCATCGCCACGCCCTGATACATCCCCCAGCCAGCGCCGGGGAATCCGCCGAAGTACCAATCGCCCACGAAGCCGAGTTGATTCACACCGCCGAATTGACTCATTTTTCAGAATTTCCTATTTCGACTATTTCAACGTCTCGATTATGTAAATCATCAACAATTTCATTCCAAACCGTTTTGCATCCTTTAACCATTGCCGATTGACCCGGCGATAGTTCCACAAATGATCCATTCATCCAAATAATTTTGTCGCATGGCTTTTTTGATTCATTTGCGGCCAGCCATTTTCTTAATGCCCTCGGAACCGCAACGCCCTCCACGATCCACGGCCCTGGCTCATTGAACCATTCAGAGGCTATTTGACTAGCCTCGCTCCAACTGTGATTTTCTATCAAATCATCCGTGTGATAAATGACATCTGTACTAAGTTGCATCGCATATGTCGTTTTTCCTGCCGATGGACCACCAGCAATGCAAATTCTTTCAGTGTTCATTTCGCCTTCGCCAGCATTCCTGAAAAGTTCAAGTCCATCGCGTATTTTGGTTCTTCCATCTGCCGAACAGCCAGTCCCAACGCGCACACGCCGTCGTCGTGAAGTCCTTCGGGCGCTGAATACTTCACGCCACGCCCCGTAAATTCATACTCAAATGTTTCAAGCTCATTGATAAGCAATTCGTCCGCGAATCTCACTCGCCCCTGTTGTATCGCGGCCGCCAAACCCTCCATCAATTGCTGTTTGCTGTTGGATGAGAACTTGAAGCCCTGAATACTCATCTTGGCCCGGCACAAATCCTCAACGATGGGATCGCCCACGCCCGTACTATCAACCAGTGTTGGAACCGATCCGGTGTCGTCTATGATCCGTGTTCGTGTCTGGCCCCAATCTGATTTCCAGCGATTAGACGCGCACTCAACACCATCCCGATCCAACCCGATCATCCATGTCCAATCCACGCTTTTAGCCAAGTCGATACCGTAACAGACGGGCGGAGCTATGGATTGCTTATCTATCCGGCAAGCATTTATGGCTTTCAAACCAAATGGATTACCGCCGTCATCAGATGGCTCGGCCAAATACAATTCTTGGAATACACCAGCGGGCAGCATACGCTTGGCATCTTCGATTTCTGCCTGGCTGAATATGCCGCCGTCAACCGCATCTTGCGCGGTTAACTTGAAGTAAGCCATGTCGCGTTCGCCCGACTCTGCTTTACGGGCAAGCTGATAGGCCCAATTCTTTCGACCTCGCACGTTGCCGATGATCTTGACCGGACCCTTTGTCGCCGTGAGCGTTGACCGTAGCGCATGCCACGCGGTTTCCTTGCACCGACTTGCTTCATCAACGACCGCGGCTTGAACATCTTCACCGTACAAGCTGTCGGGGTCATCAGCGCCTTTGAAGTCGATATATCGCCCCCCGATTTCTATCTGCTGCTTTGTTTCGTTGGCTCTCCAAACTTCGCGACCCAGTCCCGAATCGTTCAGCCATTTCTTTAGTCGCTCGTAAGCAATATGGGCCTGCGGAAAGATCGGAGCTATCCACCAGAAATGTTGACCGCGCTTCCCCTTAATGGCCATCTCGAAAAGCCACACGAGGCAAGCCACGGTCTTGCCAGCTTTTGTACTGGCCTCAACGATTGTGTATCTCGCTTCGCAGTCTACGAATTTTCGTTGAGCTTCGTAGAGTTTGGGACGGCTATATTGGATCGCTTCCACTGTCTCGATTACCGATGTTCAAGGTGAAATTAACTGGCTTGCCGCCGCTGGTCATGTCCACGTTGTGCTTGAACTTTTGCGGGCGCTCGCCATTGAGCAGGAACATCAGCAGCGTGTCGCTGTATTCATGTTCGACGTATGGCTGATTCGTTCGCGGATCAATGATCGCAGCGCCCTGATAGAATTTCATCCTGAGCAAGCCATCATGCGCACGTCGGCGAGCTTCACTCTCCAATTTATCGTTGGCTTCGTCGTGCGCCTCTGCAAATGCGATCGCGTATTCCCCATCTTCCTCAAGCCAGCGAACGTGATTGCGGCGACTGCATTTTGATTCTGTTGCTGCGCGAGAGATAACGCCGCATTCGGCAAACGCCGCGAGGAACGCCCTTTTTCTATGGGATAAACTGGGAAACTTCATGCCCACCACCCAAATCCAGCCCCCCACCATTGACCTAATGCGAAGGTTCCAAAGCTCCATCCAAACGGATATAGCGGTGCGCCATTCGGAGCAATCCTTCGTCCAACCGGATCAACCGTCTGGAATCCACCAGTTGGCGCAGTACATACCGAAGTTGTGGCAGCCCCTGGTAATGATACATCACCATTCGCCACGCTACGCAGCCACTTGATTGCCCGGTCACGGATATTACCCCACGGAACCGATGATTTCTTGGATGAGCTTACCAGCATTCGCTTGTCGTACAGATCCGCTCCAGCCAGTTGGCATAACACGCGCTGTAGCGCCGCGTTGATTGAATTGGTTCCAAAATTTAGCGGCACGTTGTACTCACACATTCTACCGTTTGGACTGGGGCTGATTATTCCGTCGCACTCATCTTCGGCGCCCATGATGCACTGCTGTATGGCGAGCGAGTTGGACTGACCCGTGCTGTCTGCATCGCTTTGGATAGCTACGTTGATCGAGCCGAGATATTGATTGAGAATCGTGCTGTTGATGTAACGACCTTGATAGCCAACCACACCCTGGGTTGTTCCCGAGAAGACGCCTATTCCAATTCCACCGCTTGTAGTGAGGGCATAGGTGAAGTTATAACTTACGCTTGTTCCGGCGAACGCATATTGCCAGTTATTCCCACCTATATTTGCGAAGTCGGCCGGCGAGATGAAGCCGGATGGCGTGTTGCCGAAAATATCAGCGAGCGAGTTTAACGACACCGCTGATATTGACCCCATGGATGGATTGATAGTGAGGTTGATGGTCATTTAGGTGCTGCCGAAAACGAGAGCCGTTTCGCCGCTGGCGTTGCCGCCAGTTAGCTTGAAAGCATAGAGCGGCATGGGAGGCAACCCCTTGAAATTATATATAATCTCCGCTGATGGAGAGATTGGGCTATTGGCCGTACTGGTTGATTCCAAGATTTCCGCTTGCGGGGTTGATGCGTCGGTACGCAATACCACCCCAGTATCCCCGCTCTGATTCCTTCCGATCAGCTGCCAAGAAAGAGTTCCATTCCCCGGAGCAGCGATGGTCGCCGTCATCGTTCCACTGTTGTTTTGAGTGACAATATCCGCAGTCGTTGTGGCAACCGTGCTTACCGTGGGAGTGAAGCTGAAAGGTACGGTCGTCATGTTCGCTCCGTTGCTTGTTGATAATATTTCCGTCCCCGTCGCAAACAACTTGTCGGGTGTGCCGGGATA